TTCAGAGTAAGTACTACTTTCTAGTATAGTACATATATTATGTTTTGCAAGAATCATTTCATTTACGTCTTTCTCCTGTATGTTTGATGGCCAAATTACTACTTTGTCTCCACGATTGATGAGTCTTTCAATTCGAGTGATGATTTCTCTGTTGCGAGGTTCGTTATCAAAAACCCAAATATAATTGCTCCAACCAAACGCCCGAATATCAACATCGGAGCCACACATAGCAACCGAGTTTTCCACGAAGAGGGAATCGAATGGCCCTTCGAGGATATAGATCGGTTTTTTGGTATTAATCTTTTCCAGTCCATAAAGTTTTGGTGCATCCTCATCAAGCATTACAGTAATATACCTCATCTTTGATGTTGGGTCAAGTGATCTTCCTTGATAACCAAAGAGGTTTCCTTCTGTATCCCGAAGAGGAATGATAATCCTATCATCATCGTATTTTGTATCACTAAAGATTTTCTTATGCTTGTTTGTCCATCTCTTAAAGTCAGGACAGTAGTAGAATTTACTAAGAGTGTCTTCAGTTATACCACGATTGACTAGATACTTCTTCGCTCGGTGTGTAGTATTTAGTTCTGAGATTTTTGTGAGTTCATCGCATATATCTTTCTTTCGGAACTTAGGTTGAGTAAATATAAATTTTGGTTCAGGCGTAACAGTTCCTTTACCTGTAAGTCCATCTCGATACCTTTCCATGAGGTATTCATCATACAAAGGGCGATCCTGATCTTTCAAAAAATAAGTGAAAGAACGAGTCATGCCACAGTTATGACACTTAAAATTATAGTCTGCTTTGTTTTGGTATATATAACCTCTCGCCTTGTTCTTATGTTTCTGTGAGTCTCCACAGTAAGGACATCTAAAATTATATACTCCTCCTCGAATTTTTTTAAACTTCCCCAGTCGTGGAGAAATCAATCCAAGATATTTGTCGTCAAGATAACTCAATCATTAATGATTCAACTGTTTCTATATTACTCGATTGTGTCGGTTGTGTCAATGTACCTCTTAAAAATCTTTGGCCAATTGGTGATACAATGAAACTAATTACTGTCAATGCACCAGCGATTGTCCACATTTTCTTTTCAATTGTTCTTAAACGATTGTCTACAAGCATGATATCTCTCTCACATCCCTTCTTAATATCTGTTGCGTGACGATCTAGTTTTTGATCTACTTGTTCAATCTTTTCAAACAATACTGCATCTATACGATCTTGTTTATCTAACTTCTCATTATGTACAGCAAGAAGTTGACCCATCTTAACAGAATTATCCTGTAAAGATTCAACAACTTTTTCGAGTCTTTCTAATATTGCTGCATTTACGTTCGTATTATCTTCCATCTCACGTCATCACACTCTTCAGACGATTACCTTTTAGTCCGTCTCGATACATCTGAACATACTCTTTAGGATAATTTTTCTGTTTCTTATTACGTCTATCTACTTTAGCTAATACTGGGTCATACCCTGCGACAGGGCCTTTTGGATCTGCTGCGCCTGTATATCCGCCAGCGCCAACAGACATAGTAGGGCCTTCTTCTTTCAAAGTCCTTACTATTTTACATATTTTTTCTAGTCTATCATCTTTCATTAGACCTTATTGAGTATTCCTAGACACTCGACATCCACAGGGATATCATGTACCGTTGACTTCGGATACTCTGGTATTCTTCCTAAAAAAATTAAAAAAGTTTTAAGAACAGACCAGAGTTCCTTATCAATTTTAAAAAATAGCAAAGGAGTAGCAGCGTCATCAAAGACATTATACAAGCATATGAAATGATTTAACAAGAGATGAGACTTCAACTCACCAGACTTCTGATATCTCTTCAGAAGTCTTTTTATATATTTAAACTTTTTAAGGTCTTCATAGAAGTCCTCTTGAGTTACTGCTTGTGGGTTTTCATAATGTTTAATGGCAAACATCATGTAGTTGTCTTCATTCAATTCATCAAATCTCATATCATATTAATTGTTAACGTTATGCGGTAACAGTTACTGTTCCAGCAGCAGTTCCCAAAGCTCCAGATATTACAAGAGCAGCGTCACTAGCAGTACCAGATGCATCCTTCATAGTTCCACTATTTAATGCAATGGTCTGAGCTCCGACAGAAAGAACGTCATCAGCGTTAGTAGCAGCGTTTGCAGCAGCGATTGCTAATGAGAATATCAATTCATTCGTACCAGTTCCTGATGCGTATGATAGTGAGTGTGGGCCTCTTCCTGTTCCAGTACCCTCGTTACCATTTGTAACTGCGAGTGTTGGTGTACCACCTGTTGTAACAACATCAACTGGTTCGTTATATCTAACTCTAACTGATATTGTAAATCCATCAGACTTATCAGCAGTAGTTGTGACCATTTCGACTTCAGTGATGTCTGCAGCACCAATGCTTGTTGATAATTCACCAATTGCAACCAGAACTTCTGGATCTGCATCTGTATTATCGTTACCACTAAGAGAAGAACCAGCCTCAAGAACCCAACCACTTGCGTTAGCAAATACTTGTTTCTTCTGGGCTGTGGTTAGATTCTTAGGTTTTGACTCATCAGAGTCAGTTGCTCCCCATAAAGGCATCTTCTTTTTCCCTGTAAATTTCTATTTCTAGAGATATTTATAAAAACTAATCCCTAGTTACAAGTGCTTCTTTGACAGCCTCAAGTAGTTTATCATCAGCAGTTGTTTTAGTCAACTTGACTGCTTTTTCTAAAACTACAATACAAATCTCAACGAGTTTTTCTCCCAACTCTGCATCGTCTGGGATTTTGTTCACTGCATCGGAAACTATCTTCGATGCGAAGGGTAATAAAAATGACAACATTTTTCTGTAAAATACACTAATACTATATATACAACTTACTGTGGATTAGTTCTTCTACCGACATTATGAGCTGTGCCTGGAAGGCCTCCCATTCTAAATCCACCAGTACCTTTTTTACCTGTCTGTGTTCCAATCAGTGTACCTACAGTACCAGCGATACTAGTATTTCTTAATGTTTTAAGAAGGTTTTTATTTTTATTTTTATTTTGGTTTTTGTTTAAAGCATCTTTAAAAGAATTTTTAGTCTTTTTTGACTTTATAGAATCTTTTATTTTTGCGAATTGTGTTTTAGCTTTTTCTGTTCCTGTTCTTATAAAATCCTTTAAAGGTTTCAACGGTTTAAAAGGTTCTTTGATCGGTGGCTTAGGATTAAATTTAGTATATCCATCAGGGCCTCCTATTGTGTCAAAGTTTTTTGATTTATTAAATATCTTTTCTAAAGATTTTTTCTTTCTAAAATTCTTAAAAGTTTGTTTATAAACTTTAGGATCTAGAAGTTTTCTAATAGTTTTTCTTGCAGCTGGTTTTTTTAAAAACTTAGCAGTTTTTGTAAAAAATTGTAGAACACCCTCATCTAACTCAACAGGTTCACCAACAATCTCTCCACCAAAAGATTCTGCAACAGAAGATAGATCAAGTTGTTCCTCTTGATTCATAAACTGTTTTTGTTTTTTATTTACAACTGATTTTACACTCTTCTTGTCCTCAGACCCATCCTTCTCAGGCATCACTATGCAGTTTGGGGACTTGGGAGAAACCAGTCCCCCTTCTACTTTTTTACTTGTTCTTGAAAGTCAAGTTCAACTCTCCACGCAGAAAATCCTTCCTTCACACGACCACGTTTTTTCGCAATTGCTTTACCGATTGCCTTACGTCTGTTTGTAAGATACTTATCTGTTCCATCTTTCTTACCATCATTGTTAACATCACCATCTTCCTTACCAACAGGATCCATTGCTTCTACCTTCATCATTCTTCTTTGATTAGGATCTTTGACATCAAATTTAGTAGTGTCTGGTCTGTTGTCCTTTTTATTCATACTTGGAAGACCTGTTAAAGGATTTCTTACAGATTCTTTTGTAAGAGACATACCACTTTTCTTTTTCTTCTTTGTATCCATTACTTTTGGAGATGGACAAGACATTTCATCAACCACTTCCTCATTCCTGAGTTCTGATTTTTTAGTTTTCATCTTATCAAATCTTTTTCTTTCATCATCAGAAGCTATGACACTAACAATCTTTGAAGATCTATCTTGTGCCTTACTACCCTCTTTACTGTCAAGTCCTTTGCTAAGTGCTTTACGACTTAGATTACCAGCCTTACGATACATCTTAGTTTTAGGAAGAGGTTTCTTCTCTTCTCCCATTTCTACTTTATTACCACCTTGAGTAAGACCTGCTTTCAAACCTTCAATCTGTTTATCAGATAAAGGTTTACCATTCATAGTTTTAGTTTTGATTGCATTCTGTATTCTTTGTAACTCAGTCTCTTCATTAGTTTTCTGTTTCTTACCCACTTTCATAATTACATTTTTACCATACTTCTTACGAAGATCAGAAACCACAGATTTTAATGCCTCATCACCTTTCTTTTGTCTCTCTAATTTTTGTTTTTCAGTTTGTGTAGATGACTGTGGCATGGTAGTCGCATCTTTCTTATCCTTAGATGGTCTTACCCTTCCCATGTCTCTTGCGACATCATATCCCTCTTCTGAAATATAACCTTCTCCAATGAGTTTTTTCTTCGCCATTTGTTTTACAACATTTGGTGCTGGTGAAGATTGAATTAATCCAAGATATATTTTCTTTAACTCCTCACGGTTTGTTCCTTCTTTTACTCTTCCTTTTGCTTTGTAACGAACGTCAGATGCCAACTGAGAAGCCTGCTTCTCTAAGTCTGATGATCCAGCTGCATGACCTCTTCTCGCTTCATAGATGGAGGCATATGCGTCCACTAAAGATTGATCTAATTTTTTAGACATTACTCTTTGCACGTTTTCTTCTAGATTTATTTATAAAATTAAGGATGATAGGATTATGTGAAAGTCTTTGAGTGTATTGTCTCAAAGCATCTGTTCCAACTTCTCTTTGATTTGAAGGCACACCAGATATTTCAGTGAACTTTTCAGTGATATCCTTGATCCATGATTTAAACATCATGTTGTCCTCAGTTACTGCAATAATATGATTTGCACCTGTGCGAATAATCTTACCAATCAAACCAGTATTATCATTTTCTATGATGTCGCCCACACGGAATATATTACCATTCATATAATTTTCACGGAGATTTTTCCAATCAAACTTAGGAGCAATCTTCCACATTTCATTTTGTTGTTTTTTATTCGGCAACTTCATTCCTTTTTGTATCGCAGCATATAACTCTCTCGCTTTATCATCTTTCAAACTCTGTGGAATACCAGTTCTAAATGAATCAAAGTCATCATCCGCAGCAGCTTTTCTTAATTTAGATGCAGACATGGCACTTACACCTTCTCCATCTGGATCACGATCTCCAGCAGATATCACATTGATGCGATCAAACTTATAGAGTTTATTATTATATTTGTTTGCTAGATTTTGAAATTCAGACTGACGATCCTGTCCAACTACAATATTAACAGACTTAGCACCTCTTTCATTTGCACCTTTTAAAGCATCAAATATAGTTTTTGCATTTGGATTATTAACAATATGTTTTGCATGAGTTGGAAACATTTGTTGCATGTACCCAATCTTTGTGTCAGGATCTAAAGGGTTTTTCTTTGGATCATTTGAACGTGATGGATAGATTTCATAGTTACCCTTTCCAGCCACCTGTTTGACTTTATTCATAAGTCTTTCATGTCCAGTTGTAGGTGGATTGAAACGACCAAAAGCGACAGTCATATCAGCCTCATTATCATTCGGATTAGGTTTTGCAACTGACTGAGAAGATAAAGCTTCAGTTATAAATGACGAAAACCTCTTCATTTTACCTCACTCATAGAATCTCTATTTAATTGATCAATTTCAAACTTTGTTGTGTTAGGTCTTTTCTCTATATATTTTTTGATTCCTTTATATGCTCCATATGCTCTTTTTGCACCATAAACTAATGGTTTCTTTATCATTTGATTTCCAACGAACTTAGCAACTTTAAATGGCAACATTCCAAGACCCAAATTCATTCGATCTACTTCGTCAAGATGATATTGTGACTCTTCATTAAATTGTTTAAATGTTTTCATTTGTTTATCCTAGTTTTGGAGCTGGCATGGGATTACCTTTATCCCAATTTTTATCTGCTGTAAAGTTTGCACGACTGAACTCTAAACGATCTACAAGTTTAAGAGCTCT